TTTGGATTCGGAATTGTTGTTAAATGCAACAATTACCTTCTCTCCTCTGCTTCCTGTTAATTTAGATAATATTTCTGCTTTAATAGATTGCATTTTTTCAGGATCAGGAACTCCGTTGTTAAAATTCACAACTTTAGTTCCACTAAATCCATTTATACAATCATTAATAAGATAATCTCCTATTTCATCCTCTAATACAGCGTAAGGCATAGCACTTGACCAGTCTGGAGAACTATAATAGTATTTCCCAGCTTCATAAGGCTTTAGCACATACATCTCTGCTTCTTTTCCATTACCAAAACCAAATGCTGGTATTCTATCTGGATTTTCGTTTGGTTTCATGTTATCCCAATGATTGGAATAATACCATCCTTCTATTTCTCCCTCTTCGTTAGCTCTTTCACTTCTGAGCGTTTCCATTGGGAAATGTTGTACTTTAACTACTTTACCATCTTTGTAAATTAGTTGAAATGCAGCCATTCCTAATATTTTATAATCGGAGATGAATCTTCTTAATACTTGCTTTTTAAATAACGACATCATCTGAGCGTACTGCTCTGGTCTTTTATCTCCATCGTGTGCTGCAATTCCTTTTCCGTAGATCATGTTGGAAACCCCTATACAAATAGCTCTGTTAGTAGTAGAGTTATTATTTACATCAAGTATATAATTGAAATAAAAATTATCTTCTCCATATTGTACATAATCCTTGTTCTTTAGCTCTACAACTACTGGAGCTGTATAGGCTGCTAAATTAGTTACGAAAAATTCGCTCATATTACTACGTATTCGTTAGTGGTTACATTCTTTACATACACATCTTTATTAATACTATATGTACTAACCGCTTGATCGGTGCAAAAAATCATATCTCTATAGACTATTGAAGAGCCATTTAAGACCTTTATAGTGTAAAATCTACCTTCTATTAGTACTGGAGAAAATGTTACGTTACCTTTTAGATAGTATCTATCGGTTGTAAAGGTTAATCCAGCATAAGTTACAGGCTTGTTAGTATCTTGATCAGTTATAACTATACTAGATGCTGTATATTCACGAGGAATAAACTTTAATTCTTGAGCATTTGTACTAGTAGTAAGTATAATCATTCAATTCCTTTTTTAATAAACACCAAAAGGGTAAAACTGTTATATAAAAAAAGGCAAAACGTATAGTAATGCCCTTAGTTTATTAAAAAAATAAGTAATTATACTCCTACAACAATAACTGTATTTGTAGTATCTCCGATGATAGATGGTAACATAAAGTTAGCTGGAGATTTCTCCATTCCAGTTAATGTTAAGTTATAACCATTTAAATCAGCCATTCCAGCACCAGTTGCAGTATTTACAGTTACTTCTACTCCGTTTTCAATACCAGCTAAATAAAAGTTTCCGTTATAATCTTCAACAATTATTTGCGGTCTTCCATAAGAAAGTAATTTTAATTGTGCTGTAGTAGCTTTGTCTTGTTTCTTTAAAACAACAGTTCCAGTTTGAGTCCAGAAACTCACACCATTATTTCTATCATTAGTATTTTCTTGGTCAAAAGAATTAACTCCTTTTAAGTCGTACTTATAAAAAGTAAGTGCCGCTGTAAAAGCGGTAACTTCTCCATCTGCTCCAATTGTTGCTGTTGTTAATAGATTAGGGGTATAAGCTCCTCCAATATAGATAGCGGTTATGCCGCCTACACTGTCCTTACATGGTTCGAGTCTGCCCAAGTTGATATCACATGCCATTTGTTTTATGTATTATAACTCTTTGGGTATCAAGTAGTTACAAGATACCCTTTAAGTTAGTTAGTATTAATTTATTAATTATCCAGCATAGTAAACTACATCAGCTCCAACTCCAATTGCCGCCGCCGCTGTAAAACGCATGATTATACGAACATTTTGACTTCCATCCATTGGAGTCATATCTATAGTTCTTACTTCATTGTAATCCGATAATAAACCAGTTCCAAAGAATAAATTGCTAGTTTCCGCTGCAATCATTGTATTATCACTCATACCTCTAGCAACAAAAATATCGATTCCACCAAATGAAAGGCTTCCTCCTCCGTACCATTGTGTACCTCTGTTTTCAAAACCAGCCGCACCTTTAGAAGATACATTTTCAGTTCCAGCTACATTTAGCTGACTTCCGAATCCTCCTAAAGCTCTAATGTATAATTTTGCCGCTTTGTTAGAAACGTATAATTTTAGATCAGGTTTTCCAAAAAGTGTATTCGGAATGGAATCTACAGTCGCTTGCATTTTATCAATTATATTTACACTTGTTAAAGCTACTGCTCCAGCTACATCTACAACAGTCGCATCCGCAGCCGCTAAAGTTTCAAATCCATTATACTCTCCAGCTTGTGCGCCACCTAAGTTACCAGTCCAGATATTGATTTCATTTTGTGCTGCAACTTTAGAAGCTACATAACCGATTAAATAATCAGCAAATGAAGTTGGTAATCCGTTATTATTAAATGCAGAATACCCCATTTGTATCGAATCCCAAGTTGAAATAAAGTCGGACTTACACAAATTTAATTGAACCGCAAACTCCTCTGGCTGCAATATTACTTCTGAAAGTGTTACAGAAGATGAAGCTGTAAAATCACAAGTTCCATCTGCGATTAAATCTCCAGTTTCAACCTTCTGAATTACTTGTTTGTATTTTACGTTTGGCATTACAGTAACTCCTCCATCATCAATAGTGGAAGAACTCAATAATGCTGCAGATACGTATTTCGAACTGAACTGTCCAGCATAGCTAGAAGTAATCGTTACAGTTGTTGCTAAGTCTGTTCTTTTTGACATAATTTTTTTTTTAAATATTAGTTGTTATTAAATAATCTTGCAAATACTCTATCTTGAGTATTCATTGGTCTGTTTTGTGCATAGCTTCTATGCTCTACTTCGTTTTTGCTTTCTGGATTGTGCTTGATAGCAGATAACTCTACTTCATCGTTTACTTCAATTTCTGAAGCTTCTACTTTGTTTTCCTTGTCCGCTTTTAAGTCAGCTATTGCATCTTCAAGGTTTTTAACTCTTATTTCAAGTCCTCTCCAATCTTCAATATCCGCTACTTCAGCCATATCTACCTCTTCCACTACAGGAGCTTCTACAGTTTCTGAAACTTCCTCCTCTACTGCTTCTTTCATTTCAGCAATAAGACCATCCTCTTCCACTACTAACATCATACCATCGTCTAAAAGGTATTCTCCAGCTGGAACAGCAATTCTTTCATCTTCATCGGTTACAATAAAGACCTCTTTACCTTTAGAAAATTCATCAGCTTCAAAGCGAGTTCCGTTTTCCAACTTTCTCTCTTCAAGCTTAACCTCTAAACCAAGTAAAGCTCTCACTTTTTTTAATTTGTCTGTTGACTTCATATATATATAATTATTAATTAATTACTTTTTTAATAAACACCATTCTATTATTCCTGTTGTAATTTGTCTTGGTTTTCAGACATGATAAATCCGCTGTTATTTTCTAAGCGCATGAAGTCCTCGAAGTTTTGACCAGTTAACGATCCAACTCCTTGATTTTGTAAATCTCCATTACAGCATTTTGAGTTGTACGTATTATCTTTACATAAGCATCCTCTTCTACCACCTCTAGGAGATGTTCTACTTGGTGTTGGTGTTTGATTCCTCGAGTACATCTATTATATCTTTTAGTAGTTTATCATCTTCGCTGTATATGTCATTAATTTTATCCTTTGGTCTACTTAACTTATCCGCAAAATATCCCTCTATACTAAAACCTTTGATTTTATTTTTCTTTACATAGTTATTCCAAATCTCATCATTATCTACTTTCATGGAAACCATCCATGTACCTATAGGCATATCTAAACCATACTTTCTACTTTTGTCATGAACTAAATCTTCTACTATCCAAGATTCAACTACAGTCATTCCTTCTAACTTTTTAGAAGCATGTTCCATTGTTGCCTGTCCTTGATTACCAGCTTGTAAAAACATCTGAGAAGCTTTAGCTACAGTTTCTTTAGAGAAGTAGATATAAAACTCATTATCGTCCGATTTTCTATAAATTGGTTTGTCTGGTATAAGAGCAGCACCCATAAGTAAGCGTTTCTCTTTAGATACTTCAGCTAGTCGTATTTGATCCTCATTTTTAAGAGCTATAAATTCCTCTTCTATAGCTGGAGATTCAACTACAGAAATAGCTTCTATTCCAGAGAACTCTTCACTTTCTTCATCTATTATTAATTCTATTATTTCCATAGTCTTTTTTTAATAAACCTATTTTATTGATTTCTGTTATATTAATCTCCTAGTGTTGCTCCTTGAATAATTCCATTTTCTAAACTTTGAGCAGTTGTAACATCTTGAGAAACTACAAAAGCTTGTATAGGTGTTTGTTGCTGCTCTCCAAGTGCTGATGCTATTTGGCTTCCTTCTCCTTGTCCTACTATATTAAATGCTGGCACTTGAACTTGAGCTGGAGTACTTCCTAAATTACTATTAGAGCCAGAAGCACTACCACCAGATTTTAATGCAGCTAAACCTTTAGCAGTTGCAGCTACTGATGCAGCTATACTTATTCCAGCAGATACTTTATTTGCAGCCACTAAACCAGCAGCAGCAGTTACAGAAGCTCCTCCAGTTGGAATAGCAAATGCAGAACCTTGAGCTATAGCAGCAGCATTCGAAGCAGCAGTTTGTTGAACTATTCTAGCTATACCAGCAGCGTTTGTAGCGATTATACTTGCAGCTTGTAATGCTCTACTTTTTGGAAATAAACTTGCTAATAAACCTAAGGCATTAGCAGCATTATCAAACTCAGCTTGTCTAATAGCTGCTTTAGCATCTGAAACGAATTGTTCTCCATCAATTATCTGTTGGTCTGCTATTTTTTTATCAGCATCTTTTTGATCATCTATAGCTTTTTTTTGATCATCTATAGCTTTTTGAGTTGCTGCATCTTCCTCAGCATGTTTTAAAGTTAGTGCTGTTTTAACTTCTTGTTTA